GTTGCAGTTACACCACCAGGTGCTCCAGCTACTGTACCAGTACCAGCTCCAAGGGCCTCATTCATGGCTCCTCTTTCTTCTTGTATCGCTCTTTCTTGGTTTTCAAGAATAACGGATGTTACAGCTCTCTTGTAGCTATCTTCGATCTTAGGAAGATCGGAGTGCTCGAGGACTGGTGCCCATTTTTCTTGTAAGTTTTCTGACATAAACATTTGTTTATCTCTCCCTATTTAAGTTTACTTGTCTAAAGAAGCAAACTTGGTTAAAGCCGCAGTATATTGTGCCATGCCTTCATTAACTGGTTGAGCTACATCGCCTGCTCCAGAAAAATCTGCATCTTCACTAACTACAGCGCTATCGTCTGAGACAGCTTCAACTTTTTCAATTCCGAAGTAGGATTCTTTCAATGTTGATACTTTCTCTACGAAATTCTCAACACTTTCGAAATCTACATCTTCTGATAAAGCTTTTAACTTCTCAACTTGTGTATCAGCTAAGTCACTAGTGGCTTCGCTAATAATTTTTTCTCTTTGAAGTTCTTCGATATCTTGTTGAGCTGTGATGTTGCTAGCAACTTCTTCGTTCAACTTATCTTCCATTTCGTCAAGTCTGTTTGCTAGTTCTTCAACTACATCAAACTTGTCTTCTGGTACTTCAACATAATGTTCTTCAAATAGTTTTTTCAAACCATTTATGAAATCTTCGGTGAGTTCGGACTTTAATCCTCTCTCAATTGCTAATTCATTTTCTTGAACCCAGCTTTCAGATACATAGTTCAAGTAAGAATCTACTTTTTCAGTTAAATCATCTTTGATTTCTTCAACTTTAGTTTCCAATTCTTCTTCTAACTGTGCTTCTTTTTCAACTGTAATTTCTTTTACTTTAGCTGAAACTGCTGCTTCAAATATTGTCTTAGCTTTAGATTTAAAATCTTCTGATAAATCTTCATCAGAAACAAGAGCGTCAATGTCGTCTGTCATGTCAATGTCGTAAGACTCTTTCTTGACTTCTTCATCTTCTTCTTCTTCTTCTTCGTCATCTTTATCCATGTCGTCCATTTCTTTTGTTGTTTTAGCTTCTTCAACTGAATCTTCTTCTTCAACAATTTCCATACTTTCCATGAAGTCAGCGACTTCTTCGACTGAACTATCTTTAAGATTTTCTACTACACTTCTGATAAGTGCGTTACGACTTAGTGACTCGCTTGTAGCTTCATCGCCATCTTCGTCTTCCATTTTGGACATTTCTTTCATTTTATTCCAAGCTGCTTTCAACTCTTTCATGTCCATTTCTTTCATCTTAGAGACCATAGCCTTTAACATGCCAGATTTGGATTCCATGCCCATTTCAGAGATTGTATCTTCATCAGCTTCGATATCTTCGAAATTGACAGCTTTACCTTTCTCTACTTTTGTTTCGCCGTCTTTGAGTTCACCACCTTTTTCAGAAGCTTTGTCACCACCAGGTGCTTTTGCTTTCTTCGTAGCATCACCAGCTTTTTCAGCTGCTTTTGCATCGTGTTCAGGTGCCTTGTCGTCTGGCTTAACAGCGCCCGCTTTAGCTTTAGGCAATGATGCCTCAGCTATTACTTCTTCTATTGTGTTTTCTAAATTTGACATTAGATCACTCCCTATTTTAAATAAAAATTTAAACGGATTAACTAGTATTTATATATTATAAATTTTTCAGAAAGTCATTAAATACATTTAATTTGACTTCTTGAAGTTTTTGTGTTCTTGCTCTTTGAATCGAATGTTTATATTCTTCAATTTTCTGTGCTTTGATCACACCGTTATCCCAAACCCATTCAACTCCTTCCATGACACCATCTACGAAAGCATCAGGAGCTGATGGATCAGCTACGATATCAGCAGCTGTTGCTAACTGAAAATCTGATTGTACCATTTGAACCCCACCTTTAGCATTAGATGCTTTAAGTGAACCCATACCCCTACTTGATACTCCTAGTCTAGCACCATCATTCAAGAGGTTCTTAACTATTTCTCCCATAGGCGTTGATAAAATTTTTGCCTTTCCAACGAAATTATTTCCGTCTTCTTTTAAACTTGTTATTAGATGAGATGTTCTCTCTAAATTGATTGTCGGTCCTTCAGGGTGTCCTAGTTCTCCATAGGCTCTATTTTGATCAACATACTCATTGTTGTATCTTTTTACTTCTTTCTGCATTACCTCTTTAGGATATATACGACCATTTTTGTTTTTTACTTCTGTTTGAAGCATTACACCTTCAATGTAAGCGTGTTTTTTACCTGTCTTTGGATCTTCTTCAACGAGGTAATTTACTTCGTCTGACCATTGTTCTGATATTAATTTCATTTTTACCTCTTACTTTGCTTTATAAGCTAAACTATCTTGTGCTGAATCAGTATCAAAGTCTAATTCTACATCTTGTGCTCGAGCTGTTTTGTCTTTTGTTTTTTTAGCAATATCCATTGCTACTTTATTCATTTCTATGTATTCACCTGCAACATCATAATCACCTTGATGACCAATAGAAACAATCGACCCATATTTGGGGTGTTTATAATACTTAGCTGTAGTCCCACCACCAGCTCTTTTTGTTAAAGTTTTAGCTAGATTAAACATCTTTTTCGCTTCTTGATCATCTGAAAAAACAATATCCATTTGTGCTATTTCATCATCTCTTTTCAATTTCTTGAGTTCTTTCTCAAGTTGAGATGTTTCAGTTAAATTAATGAAACCTTGTCCTGGGATTGTCCAACTCATATTTATCTCCTAAACTGTTGTGAGATCACCATATCGTGACCTTCCTACGAATAACATACCGAAATCATTCAATTTTTTCATCCCACCTTTGACTTCAACTTCTTTTTTACTTATTTTATTAAATTTTAATTTAAAATCTCTTGCCATTCTAGTCATAGCTTTCATAGTCTGAGAGTCTATGTCTTTCCCATCTCGTCTATGATAAATTTCGGCAGCTTCATCTAAATCTACAGGTCCATCAACTTTTTTTACAGCTTCTTTCCAGAAACTTATACCTTCGTCAATGTCTTCACCCATAAGTTTAACAAACTGATCAGCTGACTTCTTAGCTGTAGCCATATCTTTAAATACACCTAGTTCTTCAAATTCTTTAGCTGACTTAGGTTTAACAAAGACACGAACTTTCTTTGATCCTTTTCTTTCAGCATGATAATGAACTTCTGTATTTTTAATCTTCGTAGCAGAGATATGATTTTTCTTCATATCTTGTTTAAAGTTAACTTCGTCTAATTGTTGTCTAAGTTCTACAAAAGTTTTCATTTTACTTAATCTTCTTGTTTTGGTTCGTTGTTATTCATCCAATCGAGCTGCATTTCAACTCTTTTCAAATCAATAGCGTCTAGTTGTTTATCTTGCATTACACTTTTAAAGTTTTCACCAGCTTCAACATTATTACCGTCTACTATCTGATCTACAAGTGTTCTAGTTTTATCTACCATTTTCATAATCTCCTAAATTAAAAGTCCATATCGTCATCATCACCATCATCACCACCAGCAGCTTCGATTTCTTTATTGATATCAGCAATCTCGGCTTCTGATTGTCTAAGAACATTCTTTCTTATCCATTGTTCAGAATAGTATTTACCAACGAATTGATCTAACTGTTCTAGAGTATTGACTCTTTCTCTCAATATCTCTGCTTCTTTGAGTTCTACGAAATGACCATCTTTTTGAAAGTCATAACTTATATACTCTTTTGATTTCTTCCAATCTTCTTCTGTTACTACATTTTTAAGTATCAGATGAGTCTTTAAAATATCATCAAATAACCTAGCAAATTTAACTCTAAGTCTATCAATGAATCGTGAAAACTTCACTTCATCTCTTGATATCTCTGTCGCTCTACCAATAGCGAACGCAGTTTCTGTCTCTAATCTAGAAATTGGTACATTAAGAGACTTGTACAATTTCTTTTGAAAATATAAAATATCTTCAATCTCACCTAGATTTTGTCCACCTGGTAGTGTACTAATCTCGGTTCCTCGGCCACCTTCTCTACGAGGTAACCAAAAATCTTCAAGCATGTTCATATGCTTTCTATCGTCTTTAACTTCACCTGTGTCAGCGTTATACACTAACTTATTACGATAACTAGTCTGTACTTCTTTTAAGTATTGTTCAGCTCTAGCTTTCGGTAAGTTACCGACATCAATGTAGAAGATTCTTCTTTCAGGAGCTCTTGATATTCTGTAAATAACAAGTGCATCTTCTAACATTCTTAGTTGGTTTACAGACTTCATAGCCTTATGTAAATAACCAACTACAACTTTCTGATTGTAATCTAATAACCCAGAAGTTACATGAGTTATAGCATCACTATTAATTTTTACTGTTTGACCTGTGTTATTACCACTCTTGTCAAATCCCTGGTCATTAAAGATGTAATACTCATCAGTTTTTTTAATTACTTCTACACCAGTCTTTTCGTCTTTCTTTTTATCTACCTCACGAATCTTACGAATCTTTTGAGGATCAATAGGTCTTAAACCTTGAATACCTACTTTAGTATTCTTAGTATCTACCATCTTATGATAATAGAGTCTACCATCGACATACCATTTTCTATATATGTCGTGTGAGAGTTCTCTGAATCCTAATAATTCTAGAACCTCATCAAAATTTTCACGAATTTTTTCTTTAGTACTGTCACTAAAATGATTCACTCTGTCTAAATTAATAGAAACAGGTGCATCTAAGTCATTTGAAGAAATAGATTCGTTGACTATATCTTCAATCGCTGCATCACATTCAGGTACCAGAGACATTGTTCTGTATCTTGTAACTAGGTCGGCTTCGTTTTTAACTCCACCTTCCATGTCAATATACTGACCAATGACTCCACCAGTGGAAGCGAATCCACCCATACCATGGTCTTTACCGATTTCGATAACCGACCCATCATTTTGAGGTGGGACGAAACTTTGTGCTTTAGTTTCGTCACCCTTCTTCCTCTTTATCTCTAATCCAAATAATTCCATACTAATATTTATGCCTTTTTAAAAGCACCCTTATTAAAGAGTTCTTTCAAAATGTGAGTAACAGAACTCAACATCAAAAGTTTCAACAGCGTCACCACCTTCGGTGTCTAATTCAATAGCACCTAAGTTAGTTGGCCACATATTGAAAAACTCGTATGTTGCAATTACTGAGTCATCACGACCTAATTGTGATACAGTAGCTTTGTCGATCATGTAATCATAACCTACAGGTCCGATACTTGAATCAAGTGGTACAATATCTTGCATCCACGCTTCAATAGCAGTCCTTGCTGAAAACTCTGTATCATTGTAGATACCTACTGTCCAGTTCTCGAATGTTCTATCACCTGCTAATTTAACAGTCAAACCTTTGTATTTGATTTCCATAGGTTCAATAACTTGTCCAGGTAAAGCTGCAGTTTTGCACAAAAACTGTATCTTATTTCCTGTTCGAGGTATGAATACCTCAAATCTATTGTTCCTTGGTCCAGCACCTACTAAGTTGGCTTTGAATT